TACACCAAAATCAAACATTGAAAGCAAAACAATAACTTATAAATCTGAAGTGGGGTCACAGACACACCCGCCAACAAATAGAGGCGGCACAAGAGAAAACGCTGGCAGAGAATCAGCCAATTATTGTCAACCTGCCATAGCCCTTGGCGAAAAAGAAATTTTAGTGGCGGCGTTGTCAAGTGAAAATGTCGGGCTTTTTATGAATATGCCCGGTTCAGCCAGCCGTTTCTAAATTTTTCGAACTCAGGCTTTTGAATAAGTAACCCTCGATAGAACCCTGCAGCCTCGCTTCTGATAGCAATAATAAGTGATTTATCTGCCCGATTTATGGCTTTAAAAGTCTGATCACCAAGCAGTCCGTCTTCTTTTACAGGGCAACTACAAGCATGCAAGGCTCTTTGAGCAATCAATGTGGCTTGTTTTATCCCCATATTAATTGCCAGATCAAAAAATTTAGTAGCAATAAGACTATTATCAATTTTATCAAAATTATATTTATCCCACCATTCTCTTCTATAAAACCGCATAACATCCGCTAACGTCATAACCCGGATATCACCGGAATCAATATCTCCATCACCGTCTATATCAATATTAAGAGATCTTAATGTTACTCCATATTTTGTAGCGCCTGCATGATCTCCAGTATAACCACCTTCGTGCTTTAAAACTGTATCCATGGCTATTTCAAAATTTGTTTCCATTTTATTCTTTATGCCAAGCGAAAAATGCCGGGATGTGATGATCTTTGTAATCGAAATATCCGCCACTCATTATAAACCCCTTTTAAAAAAAGTGCGCACCCCACCAGTTTGACAATGATATAATAGGGAACGCCAAGAAGATCCCTTCGTTGCCGTTGTCGCCAAACCTATATCTGGTCAGGGTGTGCGTATTTGATATTTTTTTGGGGAACCATAATTTTGTCTTTATTATTTTCAAGCAGCCCAGCATTCTGAACGTTTTTTGGCGTGGCCATCTGCTAAAACTTAGCAGCGTCTCAGTTCTCTATCAGCCAAACCAGACAGTCCCGCAACCCGAGAAAACCGCTGCGGAAAAGCAGCTTAACCAGCATTATGATAACCGCAGCTAGCAGTATTTTTTTTATTACAGTAGATATTTTGACTTTCATGTTTGCCGTCTGTGGTTTTTCAAAAAAATCATTTGGGCCGGGGCATAGCTTTGTCTGCCAGCAATTTTTCCAGGCTAATCCCAAATACTCTGTAGTAAATCAGGGCGCTGGCCGCGCCGATAGGAGTTTTGCCCCGGGCATGCATAAACACGGACTGATGGGTTAGCCCGGTGCGACGGGCAGCCTCGCGATATGAGAGGCCGGTTAAATCAAGATATTGTCGTAGTGCTGTTTTTCCCATGCCATATATTCTATGGCATAAAAACTGTTTGTCAACTATTTTTTTACATCATAGAAGAACAAATGTACCCAGAATAAAAAAACACAACAAAAATCAAGCCTTAGAAAAAAGAGGCTAAAAATAAAAAAGTGTTAAAAAAAAACTTGACAAGCAGGAAATGAGGATATATGTTATGAGACAAAAGGCGAGAGAAAGCAACCGACCCGGCGCACCCGGGAAAACAAAAGGGAGAGAGAAATGCAATTAACAACAACGCTGAATAAAATTCAAATGTGCAATCCATGCTCTAAAGGATGGAGAAAACTGTTGAAATATCTTGGCAAAACCGTGGCAGACGATGAATCGTTGCCTTTTAGCGTTATCCTCGACAGCAATGGCTTGGATGATGCTCTCTGGTGCTGTCATACTGCACCAGAGCATAATCGGGTATGGCGACTGTATACTATATGGTGTGCACGGCAAGTGCAGTACCTGATGATAGATCAACGAAGCTTGGATGCTCTCGATGTGGCCGAGAGGTATGCTAACGGACAGGCCACTGATAAAGAGCTATCCGCCGCATGGGCCGCCGCAAAGGACGCATGGGCCGCCGCAAAGGACGCATGGGCCGTCACAAAGGACGCATGGATTGCAGAAGATACCGCACGGAAAGCCGCACTGGCCGTAAGGAACGCCGCAGGGGTCGTCGCAAGGGTCATCGCAGGGGACACCGCAGGGGTCGTCGCACAGGCCGTCGCAGAGATCGCCGCATGGGCTGCACGGAAAACCACAAGAGACACAAAGGCCGCCACATGGGTCGCAGAAGATGCCGCACGGAAAACCGTACAGGCCGCTCAAGCTGCCAAATTTAGAGAGATGGTCTCTGGCAAATAATATGATTTATGCCGTGGAAGAAAGCAACCGACCCGGCGCATCCGGGAAAACAAAAGGGAGAGAGAAATGCAATTGACAACAACGCTGAATAGAATCCAAATGTGCAGTCCATGCTCTAAAGGTTGGAGAAAACTGTTGAAACATCTTGGCAAAACCGTGGCAGATAATGAATTGTTGCCTTTTAGCGTCATCCTCGACAGCAATGGTTTGGAGGATGCTCTCTGGTGCTGTCATACTATGCCAGAGCATAATCGGGTATGGCAACTGTATGCTGTGTGGTGCGCACGGCAAGTACAGTACTTGATGACAGATCAACGAAGTTTGAATGCTCTCGATGTGGCCGAGAGGTATGCTAACGGACAGGCCACCGATAAAGAGCTATCCGCCGCATGGACCGCCGCAAAGGACGCATGGGCCGTCACAAGGGACGCCGCATGGGCCGCCGCAAAGGACGCACGGGTCGCAGAAGATACCGCATGGGTTGCAGAAGATGCCGCACGGGAAGTCGCACTGGCCGCCGTACTGGCCGCAAAGAACGCTGCAAGGGCCGTCGCACAGGCCGTTGCAAGGATCGCTGCATGGGCCGCATGGAAAACCGCAAGAGACACAGAGGCCACCACATGGGTCGCAGAAGATGCCGCACGGGAAAGCACACAGGCCGCTCAAGCTGCCAAATTTAGAGAGATGGTATCTGGCAGATAATATGATTTATGCCGCAGGAAAAAGCAACCGACCCGGCGCATCCGGGAAAACAAAAAGGAGAGAGAAATGCAATTGACAACAACGCTAAACAAAATTCAAATGTGCAATATAGGTTCCAGAGGATGGAAAAAACTATTAAAATATCTTGGCAAAACCATGTTAGATGATGAATCGTTGCCTTTTAGCGTCATCCTCGACAGCAATGGCTTGGAGGATGCTCTCTGGTGCTGCTATGCTGCACCAGAGTATAATCGGGTATGGCGACTGTATGCTGTGTGGTGCGCACGGCAAGGGCAATACCTGATGACAGATCAACGAAGTTTAAATGCTCTCGGTGTAGCTGAGAGATACGCTAACGGACAGGCCACCGATAAAGAACTATCCGCCGCAAAGGACGCCGCAGAGGACGCATGGGGTGCCGCAAGGGCCGCCGCAGGGGCCGCCGCAAGGGCCGTCGCAGGGATTGCCACAGGGGTCGCCACAGAGGACGCATGCATCGCAGGAGATATCGCACGGGAAGCCGCACTGGCCGAAAAGGCCGCCACACTGGCCGAAAGGGCCGCCCTAGTGGCCGCAGGGGTCGTCGCAAAGAATGTCGCAAAGAACGTCGTAGGGATCGCCACAGGAATCGCCACATGGGTCGCCGCATGGGCTGCACGGAAAACCACAAGAGACACAAAGGCCGCCACATGGGTCGCAGAAGATGCCGCACGGAAAACCATACAGGCCGCTCAAGCTGCCAAATTTAGAGAGATGGTATCTGGCAAATAATATGATTTATGCCGTGGAAGAAAGCAACCGACCCGGCGCATCCGGGAATATCCAAGCCTTACGGCCTGGACATCAACGGCCCCGATAGGGGCCAAAGGAGAAAAAATGGATAGAACAAAAGGAATCGGCGGTTCAGACGTAGCCGCTATTTGTGGCGTGTCGCCGTGGAAAACACCGCTGCAAATTTATTTAGAAAAAATCGGTGAATCGGCTGGCTCGCCCGATAATCCAGCCATGGCTTACGGGCGCATGGTTGAACCTGTTATACTGCAATGGTATGAGCAATATACGGGTCAGACAGTCGCTGTGCCCGGCCCATTACAGCACCCCCGATATCCCTACCTGATCGCCCACCTGGATGGTCTGACCCCGGACAGAGTAATTGAGATCAAGACGGCACGGTCATCCGTTGACTGGGGGAACCCCGGCACCGATCAGATCCCGGTTTATTATCAGACTCAGGTACAATTTTATATGATGATGGCCGGTCGGACCATCACCGATCTTCCTGTTTCATTTCACGGCACCGTGCCGGAAATTTATACAATTAGAGAGGACGTAGAAATCCAGAAAATGTTGTTGGAGACGTGTATAAAATTTTGGGAATTAGTGCAAAAACGTTACGCGCCTGCAGCAGTTAATGTGGCGGATATTACTGCTCTGTATGGCAGAAAGTCCATGGCCGCGCAGGTCTTGGCATCAGCCGAGGTTGAGGCGGCAGTCCGGGCATATATCGATTCGCAGAGACGGGCTAAATCTCTCGAGGTAGAGCAAGAAGCATTTAAGTTCCAAATTTTACAAGCTCTGGGCGAAGCGGATACGCTCATTGGATTGGACGGCGCTCCACTGTGTACTTGGAAAAAAAGCAAGGATTCTACTAGATTAGACGAGAAGCGATTCCAGACAGAGCAACCGGAGTTATTCCGGCAATACTTAGTAAATAAACCAGGCTCTAGAAGGCTTTTAATCAAAGCAACTAAGTCTGGAGATGTGCATAAAATTTTGGGAGTCAGTGCAAAAACGCCACGCGCCTGCAGCGGTTAATGTGGCGGATATTACTGCTCTGTATAGCAAAATTACTTGGACGCTACATGCTATCCAGGTAGGGTTTTAGTCAATAAACCTATCGCAGGGAGTCGGCTTCAGCCGACTTACTTGCAAGCTATCGGCTTATAGCCGATTAGTAATTGACATATCGGTTCGCAGAGACGGGCTAAATCTCTTAAGTTTGAAAACGTGCATAAAATTTTGGGAGACGTGCATAAAATTTTGGGAGACGTGCATAAAATTTTGGGAGACGTGCATAAAATTTTGGTAGACAAACCAAGTTATAGAAGATTTTTAATCAAAACAACTAAGTGAGGAGTTCAAAATGAACAAAATTATGAATCCCTACGGGAATGGCCAAAGTCAAGAAAACAACGCAATTAGTATTGAAACCTCCCGGGCAGTGGCCGAAGTCCAGGCGGGTATCATTTTGGCAAAACGATTCGGCCGAATGCCGCAACTGTGCGTTGATCGCATCTTAAGGGAATGCCAGCGGCCAGGGCTGGCCGAAAAAGCGCTTTACTCTTATAACCGTGGCGGTACAGATATCTCCGGTCCTTCAATTCGGCTGGCCGAAGTTATGGCCCGGAATTGGGGAAACATAGACTATGGCATCAAAGAAATCGCGCAAAACCAAGGCGAATCCGAAATGATGGCATATGCTTGGGATTTAGAAACCAATGTGCGCCAGGTTAAAATTTTTGTAGTCAAGCATGTTCGGTACACGAAGCGAGGAAATTACGCGCTGGAAGACGGCCGCGACATCTACGAGGCAACGGCTAATCAGGGCAGCCGGCGTCTGCGGGCGTGTATTCTAGGCATCATACCGGGCGATGTGATCGATGTCGCCGTTAGTCAATGTGAGGAGACTCTGAAGGCCAGCACCGATGTGTCCCCTGTGGCTATCAAAAAAATGATCGACGCATTTAACGCTCTTGGCGTTAAGAAGGAAATGATTGAAAGGCGCATTCAGCGCCGCATTGATACAATTACCCTATCCCAGATCGTCAGTTTGCGAAAAATTTATACTTCGCTGCAGGATAATATGAGTGTCCTGAGCGACTGGTTCGAAATCGTCCGTGCCAAACCGGGCGAGTCTATATCCGGCATTGATGCTCTCAGGAGCGCGCTGAAAAAAAAGACCGAGCCTGAACTTAAGCCCAAACCTAGCGCAGAGCTTGAACTTAAGCCCGAACCTAGCGCAGAGCCTGAACTTAAGCCCAAATCTAGCGCAGACAGCCCTGCGCCCGGCGCACAAACAAGCGACGGTTTAGAGATCGGGACAAACGCAGGAAAAAAAATTCCCCAAAAGGAAGAGTGGAACCCGTACAATGAAGATCTGCAACATCGCTATAGTGTGGACAAGGCCGCGATTATCAAAAATGAGTGTGAAAAAAGAAAAATTAACATCACGAGTCTGGCGCTACGAGATGCACACCAACTTTTGCGGGATGTCGCTGCCTCAGCTACAAGCCTGCTTGACATCGATAAGGGACCGTTTCCTTTCGGCCAGCCCGATCCCAAGCCTGAAACCGACGATCCCAAGCCTAAAATCGGCTATCCCAAACCTGAAACCGACGATCCCAAGCATGAAACCGATCTGAAGAACTCATACGACAGACTGGTCGTGACGGCGACAAGAGAGGCTAAAGCATATGCGAGCGAAAAGCTAAGGCTCGAAAAAACTGTCAGCGGGCACAGGCCACCGGCAAAAAACCAGATCGAGAAATGGGTAAAGCTTGTAAGTGAATATGAAGCTCAATCTAATCCCGAGACAAAAAATGAGCCGTTTTGGAGCGTGCCGAAGTCAATTGCCATTAAAAAAATTCAAGAGACGAGACAATCATGAGGCAAGAAAGACACACAGTAAAATTCAGAGACGAACTTTCCGGGACCACTTGAATAATCATGACCTTAGTAATTCTTTATTTTGGCGGTTACATTGGAAAAGCAGATTAACAGACTCATAAAAAGCGAGGGGATTAAATGGCACGCGGACTCAACAAGGTAATGCTGATCGGACGTTTGGGAAAGGACCCGGATATGCGGTTCTCCCAGAGCGGCATGGCGGTGGCCAGTTTTACGATCGCCACCAACGAGGGATGGATGGACAAAGCCACCAATGAGAAGAAAGAGCGCACCGAATGGCATCGGATCGTGGC